GTTTACGTCAGCATCGGTCAGGAAGTGGTGGCGGGGCAGTTGGGACGCTCGCGAACGTTCACCACTCAGGCCTGGAGCAGCGCCGATCTGTTACCGAGCTCGAGTTACTTTCTGCGAGCGCAGGTGGTGGGTGGTGCGCTGACGTTTTACATGCAGCGCGGGACGATTTATGACGCCAGCCCTGATGGCTTGAAGGGGACGGTCAATGGTGCGGCGGGGGGTGGGTTCCAGTCGACACCGCTGGATATCTGTCTCGCGTGGGTAGTCACGGCGGGTCCAGGATCTGTGCCGATTGTCCGGCAGATCTACAACCGTAACCGGTTGTCCTGGACTCAAGTGGTCAATGGCAATGGCGTGGTCTATCTGCCGCTTGACCCTCATGCGCGAACAGCGCGTCTGGTGGTCGGGAATCCGACCCCACACCCGACGGCTATCACTGGTGTGTCGTTTGCACCGGGCGGCTGGCTGGGAGGGAATTACTGTTTCCTCAATCCGACTATCAGTACGTCCAATAATTGGGACGGTTGGGGAACGGCAGGCGCATCGGTGGGAATCTTCACCAGTAACGTCGTCAACGACACCACGCTTTCAACGTTGACGGCCGGCTTCGATCACTCGGAACTGCGTTCGCTGTGGCAGGTGTACCAAGCCGAGCACACTTGGAACGCAGGGAATGCCGCCAGTGATGAATTGCTATTCGGGATGGGGATCAAAAGTTTTTCTCAAACCGATTATTCGAACGGCATCGCAGTCAATTTCACGGCGGCCGTGAATGTGCATTTGTCTTGGGAGTTGATCCGATGAACATCATTCAGGAACTGCATCAATTCGAAGACGGCTTGCGTCCGGTACCACCTTCTGCCGCCCATGACTGGGACGGTGAGCAATGGCTTGCCAGCGCTGACAAAGCCGCGTTACTGGAACAGCAGGAAACCGAACGCCTTTGCGACCGGGTCGATGCCGCCGCCGACAGTGCACGCACGACTTTGGCCGGCGACCCGCTCAAAGCCCTGGAATACGCCCAGGCTGCCATTGACGCTCAGGCCTTTCAGGACGCCGGTTACCCGAAAAAGGAAGTGCCGCTGTCCGTCGCCGCCTGGGTTGCCAAGGGCCGTTCGGCGAAACAGTCGGCCGAGCAGATTCTCGACAAGGCCGCCCAGCTCAGCGACAGCCTGCTGACCCTGCGCACCTTGCGCCTGAAGGCCAAGACCCAGATTCGTGCTTGCGCAGGCAAAGGTCAGATGGATCAGGCCCGAGCTGCCGCCGATGAGGCGCTGCAGGCCATTCGTGAACTGACCGCCAACCCGGCCTCGTAACCGCAGTCGCGTCACCCAAGCCCACTTCGTTGTGGGCTTTTTATTTTCAGGAACAGAGACGTCTGCGTCGCGGCGAAAGCTTGCGTGCGGCCACGTTTCATTTGTCATTACAGAGGAACGAACACCCATGGATTACCCAAAAAGTGTCCCCAGCGTCGGCCTGGTCGATGGCCGCTTCGTCGATGAAAACCCGGTGGCGGGAACGCCGGGTTCTTTGATTCCGGCGGTGTGGGGTAACAGCGTTACACAAGAGATTGTCAACGTGATTACCGGCGCCGGGCTGACAGCCGCCGAGGCCGATACCGGTCAGTTGCTCAAAGCCATTCAATCGATTGTCGGCAATGGCAGTCCGATGCGTTCGGTAGTAACGCGGCTGACTGCATCCAAGGCGCTGACCGATCCGGAGCTGGGGCTGGTGCTGATCGATGGCGGATCCAGTGCCGTGACGGTGACGTTGCCGCCGGCAAACGCGGCGCTGGGTGTGCGCGATGTGATTGTTCGGCGCATGGATAACAGTGGCAACCGGCTGATCGTTCAGGCATCGGGTTCCGACCGCATTCGTTTTCACACGCATCTTTCACCCAGCGGTTATCCGTTTCTGGTGTTGATGGGCGGCGGGGACTGGTGGCAGTTGCGCAGCGATGCCGCCGGTAGCTGGTGGCCGGTCGGTCGGTTTGACAACACTCCACTCGGCCGACCGTTTTTCGAGACAACCACCTTGCTCAGTCCCGGTGGTTACGGTGCGCTCAATGGCACGGTCATGAAACGTGCCGAGTGGCCCTGGTTGTGGGACCACGCCCAGCTTTCCGGAATGTTGGGCACCGAGGCCGCGCGTGCGGGCAACGAAGGTAAATGGACGTCGGGTGACGGTGCCGCAACCTTCCGAGGCCCTGAAGGGCGCGGCGAGTTTCTGCGAGTGCTGGACGAGGGGCGGGGCGTGGATGCGGCACGTGCGATGGGTTCTTTTCAGGTGGGCTCGACGCATTCGTATGCCATGGGCGCCAATGGTGCTGGAGCGGTCGGCGCGTGGTGGTCGGACAGCCTGACGAGTTTTGGTGCCGATACTCGTGAAGAACCGCAATACGTGTCCGGGCTGTACAACGGTGGCCCGGTCTTCCCTGCCGGTACGAGTTATCAGCGGGATGCCGCCAATGCCCTGCTGCTGGCGTTCAAGTCCCGCCCTCGCAACATCGCCTATCCCGGCCGTATCAAGCTCATCTGAGGTGCCTATGTTCAATTATCTGTTTGACGGCTCGGGCGCCTTGTCCGGGCCTGTCGAGTTTTTTGTGACCCCGGGCATCGGTATTCAACTGCCCAGCAATGCGGTGGAGTTGTCCTTCGAGTTGCCCGCGCCAGAAGCCGGTCGTACCTGGGCCCTGATCAACGGTGTACCGCGAGAGGTGATTGACCGGCGCGGTCCGGTTTTCCGCAAGGATGGCGGCGGGCAGCAGATCTGGAGTGAGTTGGGGGAGTTGCCCGATACCCTCACAACGCAGCCCTGGCCGGGGGAATTTCATGTGTGGCGCGGCGACGCCTGGCAAGTGGATGAGCAGGCCCGTTTGCTCAGCATCCGCCAGCAGATGCTGGAACAGCGCGACACGCTGCTGCGCGATGCCGTCCTGCGCATCGCCCCCCTGCAATACGCCGAAGACATCGGCGACGCCAGCCATGAAGAGCAACTGCAATTGCTCGAATGGAAGCTCTACAGCGTCGAGCTGAACCGTATCGAAAAACAGGCCGGCTTCCCCGGCGAAGTCATCTGGCCGGCAGTGCCCGGCGCAACCGTAACCAACTGACTGCAGCACAGGGAACCGTGCAATGGATTATCCAAACAGCATCCCCGGCGTCGGCCTGGTCAACGGCGGTTTTGTCGATGAAAACCCGGTTGCCGGCACACCGGGTTCATTGATCCCCGCCGCCTGGGGCAACAGTGTCACGCAAGAAATTCTCAACGCCATCAAGGCGGCCGGACTGACGCCGGACGAGAACAAAACCAACCAGCTGGCAACGGCCATTGGCGCTCTGGTCGACTTCACCAAACTGAAAAACACCCCGACCACGCTGGCGGGCTACGGCATCACCGATGCAGTGGGACGTTTGTTGGCGGTCAGACAGATCGAGACAGTAGGGATCACGGTTTACCGCCCCAACCCCAATGCGAAAAGGATTCGCGTCCGGCTGGTCGGCGCGGGTGGTTCCGGGGGGGGATGTGCACCTGTCGAGGTGAGCACTCTGCGAATTGGCGGAGGCGGTGGCGCCGGTGCCTATGCGGAAGGTCTGTACGACGTGACAACGGACATGCTCGCCGGCGTGCCTGTCACGCTGGGCGCTGGTGGCGCGTCCCGCACTGTGGCTGGCTTGGCGGGGGGCGGTGCCTCGTTCGGCTCTTTGATGAGTGCAGCCGGCGGCGCTGGCGGACAGATTCTGGCTGTCGCCGTGGGACCCACGGCGAACGGCTTCGTCCAGGGCGGCTCCGGTGGTCAGGTGGTCACAGGCGGCAATCTGACCAACGCCCGCGGCATGAGCGGCGGTTTCGCGATGTTCAACAACAATTGGGGCGTGCTTTCCGGTACCGGAGGGGCCAGCCCGTTTGATGGCGGTGCGTCGTCCACCGGTATCAACGGCAATGGCTATGCGGGGGTTCGTGGTTCCGGAGGTGGAGGTACCTGCTCCAACAACACGTCTGTGTCGTTTATGAGCGGTGCCGGTGGCAACGCTTTCTGTGAAATCTGGGAGTACGCGTAATGGTCATGTATGCACGCATTGAAAACGGTGTCGCGGTCGAAGTGATCGACACCGGTGACTACGCGATCGACCAACTCTTCGCGCCTGCTTTTGTCGCTGCGATGGTGCAGGTGCCCGAGGGTGTGAGCGTCGAAATCGGCGCGCCGATGCCCGAGGCGGCTCGCGCTATCGAGCCTTTGCGGGAACCGCAAAGTCCTGTCATCGCTCAACCCCCAATGGTCGAGGACAAGGAGCCTCTGGCGGCAGAGCGAGTCTGGCGCCAGTCCGCGCTCGCAGCCACCGAATGGCAAGTCACCCGCCACCGCGACGAGCAGGAACTGGGACGCGGAACAACGCTCAAGGCCCAGCAATATCTGGAGCTGCTTGAGTACCGCCAGGCGTTGCGCGACTGGCCAGGTGCCGGCGCATTTCCGTCATCCGTTTCACGGCCCTCAGTGCCGCAGTGGTTGGTCGGCCAGATTGGCTGAGGCCCTCACGCAACCATGTATTCAGATAAGGAGATAAATCTTGGACTACCCCAATAGTGTTCCCAGCGCAGGTCTGGTGAACGGCAAGTTTGTCGATGAAGACCCGGTCACCGGCAAGCCGGGATCCTTGATCCCGGCCAGCTGGGGCAACGGCATCACTCAGGAGCTGCTGACCGTCATTCAGACCGCTGGCCTCACGCCGTCCGAGACTCGAACCGATCAAGTGCTGACGGCATTGCGCAGCAATAAACTGTTTGCGACCGCGCCCCAGTTCGACAACAGTCAGTCGGTGGCCACCACCGGATTCGTGAGTCGCAGCGGTATGCAGTTTTCCGGTTTCGTGTCGTATGCGGTCAGCACCGCTCTGACGGCGGCCAACGTGGGGGGGATCGTCAGTTTCGCCAGTGCGACGCCCATTACCGCAACCTTGCCGACCATTGCCGGAATCGCTCATGCCAGCACTTTGCATATCGCCAATGCCGGCAATGGTGTCCTGACGATCAATCCGTTTGGTTCTGAAGTCATTGAAACGAGTAACGGCACGTTCGGGGCACTCAGTCTCGGCATCGGTGATTCGGCACAACTGGTCAAACTGAGCGGGCAATGGCGCCTGTATGGAGGCTCGATCAGTGACCGATACGCGGCAGCTCATTCCGGCGTCTATGGCAATGTCGGCTACCAGCGCTTTCCCAGCGGCAACATCGATCAATGGGGAGTAGGCACGACCGATGCCAACGGTGATGTCTACGTCACCTTTCCCATCGCATTCCCGACCACATTTTCATCGATCGTCGCCATGCATTCGGGGGGCGATCCAGCCATGGTCATTCAGTACGCGGGATCGGGAAGCAAAACCGGATGCCGTTTGAGAGTCCGCAGCTACAACGGAACCGTCTCGCCAAACTGGGGCATCAATTATTTTGCAAAGGGCTACTGAATGAACCCGTTCAATGTGTTGTTCAGCGCAAGTACCCGGGGCGCTTATGTACCCGGTATCAACGTCTCGGATATTCCCGAGGATGTGATCGAAATTCCTCAGGCGTACTGGATCTCCCTGTTGCAGCAATTGGCCGTCTCGCCAAAGGTGATTGGCGTCAATAACGGTAACGGGTTTCCGATTCTGGTGGATCCGCCGCCGCCGAGTCCCGAAGAAGCAGCCGATATCGAACGCCAGTGGCGTACGGCGCAACTGGCCGCGACCGATGGCCTGGTGGCCCGTGATCGCGATGAGCTGGAGGACGGCGGTGGCACCACGCTGACCACCGAGCAATACGCCGAACTGCAAACGTTCCGGCGAGCGCTGCGCGACTGGCCCCAGGCCTCGTTTTTCCCGTTCAGCGAGCATCGTCCGGTAGCGCCGCGCTGGTTGGCTTCGGCGCTCTAGCAGATAAAGGAAACGGAAATGGATTACCCGAAAAGCGTTCCTGGCATCGGGCTGGTGAACGGCAAGTTCGTCAATGAAGACGTTGTTGGTGGTTTGCCGGGGTCGCTGATTCCTGCGACCTGGGGCAACGGTGTCACCGATGAGTTGTTGAATGTCGTCAAGTCTGCGGGCCTTGAGCCGATTGAAAGCGATGCTACGCAGTTGCTGCAGGCGATCAAAAAGATAAGCCAGGCCGGTGAAGATAAACACGCCGCGGATATCGGCGCTGCCAATCTCTACATGGCCAACTACGTGCCGGCCATCACGACGTTGAAGGACGGGCTGGCGCTGCGCTTCACGGCAGGCAATGCCAATACCGGAGCGAGTACCTTTGCGCCGAATGGCTTGCTGCCCAAGCCGCTTTTGAGTCTGGCGCAGAGTGCATTGCGCCCAGCGGAGATTGTCGCAGGCAGTGTTTGCTCTGTGGTTTACAGCGCTTTGCTGGACAGTTGGCTGCTGGTTTACGCCAGTGGCGGCAACGCCAACAGCGGTCGATTGCTGGGGATCAAGACGTTCACCTCGTCGGGAATTTATGTACCGACGACGGGGATGAAAAATGGGCTGGTCAAGGTGCTGGGTGGCGGCGGTGGCAGTGGTGGAATAGCCGCGACCAACGGCAGCCAGGTTTCACTTGCCGGTGGCGGTGCTTCCGGAAGTTATGCCGAAGCATGGATTTCTTCAGCCGTCATAGGTGCGAACCAAGTCATTACCGTGGGTGCAAAAGGTGCAGCCGGAGCTGTTGCAGCAAGTGCCGGCCCAGGTGGGACCAGCTCCTTCGGCTCCTTGGTGTCTGCACCGGGCGGCGGCGGATCTCCCTCTCTCGGAGTCATCAATGTCACTGATTTTGGCTTGTTCGTCGGTGGCTTTCCGAGCACGAGCGCTACCGGCGGCAATATTGTTAGCAGTTCGGGTGCGGCCGGCAGTCCGGGGATCAACGTCACTGGCTCAATTCTGGCCGGGCATGGCGGGAACTCTCCGTTGGGTGGCGGTGGCTCTGGTAGCAGCGTGGCCCTGAGTCTTGCAGCACCAGGAACCGGCTACGGGGCAGGCGCCGGCGGCATCGCCAACGCTCTCAACCAACCGGGCAGGCCCGGCGGCTCTGGCGCTCCCGGCGTCGTGATCATTTACGAGTACGCCTGATGAAAAACTACGCACGCGTTGTTGAAAACACAGTGGTCGAGCTGTTCTCGACCGATGGAAACATGGTCGAGATGTTTCATCCGGAGCTGCTCTGGGTCGACATCACCGATATCACGCCCGCGCCGCAAATCGACTGGTCGGCCAACTTCGGCACCCTTGGCTGGGTGTTTTCGTCGCCGGAAGAAAGTGCCCCGGAGGGAACCCTGAAAACCCTGGCAAAGAAATGGCTGACTGGTCTCGGCCGCCAACCGTGATTCAATCGGCGCATCCAGGGAGGACCGAGCATTATGCAAATCACTGAAGACAACCTACTCAACATCATGCCCAACGCCCGCCGCCAAGCGGGCGTTTTTGTTTCACCGCTCAACGATGCGATGGCGCGCCATCGCATCGACACGCCCAAACGCGTGGCCGCGTTTCTCGCCCAGATCGGACACGAGTCGGGGCATTTGCAGTACGTGCGTGAACTGGGCAACAACCAATACCTGAGCAAATACGACACCGGTACGCTGGCGTTGCGTCTGGGCAACACGCCCGAGGCCGATGGCGACGGGCAGAAGTATCGCGGGCGCGGGCTGATCCAGATTACCGGCCGCGCCAACTATCGCCAGTGCAGCCTCGGGCTGTTCGGTGACGAGCGCTTGCTGGCGCTGCCGGAACTGCTGGAGCAACCGCAATGGGCGGCCGAGTCCGCCGCGTGGTTCTGGGCGCAGAACGGCCTGAACGAGCTGGCGGATCAGGATCAGTTCAACAGCATCACCCGGCGAATCAACGGCGGGTTGAACGGCTTGCAGGATCGACTGGAGCTTTGGGGGCGGGCGAGGGCGGTGTTATGCCAGCCTTCGGTTTGAGCGTCTGGCGGCTGCTCGGCCTGGTGCTGCTGGCCGCAGTATCGGCAGCGCTGGCCTGGCAGTTTCAGGACTGGCGCTACGGTCGCCAACTGGCCGAGCAGGCGCGGTTGCAGGCCGAAACCCTCAATCAACTGACTTCGGCCGCTGCCACCGCGCAACAGGCCGAGCAGGACAAACGCCTGGCCCTGGAGCAGCGGCTCACGGCCAGCGAACAAACCCATTACCGAGCACTGAACGATGCCCAACGTGATCAGGATCGTCTGCGTGATCGCCTTGCCACTGCTGATCTGCGCCTGTCAGTCCTCATCGACGCAGGCGACGCTGCCCAAGGCTGCGGTGTGCCAGCCACCTCCGGCGCCGGCGGCGTGGATCATGCAGCCGTACGCGCCCGACTTGACCCGGCGCATGCTCGACGAATTGTCGCCATCACCGGCGAAGGCGACCGCGGACTGATTGCCTTGCAGGCCTGTCAGGCCTATATCAGAGCGCTGGCGCCTGCACATTTTGAATAAGCTTGTGTATTGAAAGCGCAACCGGCTCGTGTACGGTGGTACCTATTCCATCCGATCCGGAGCGCGCCGTGAAAGAAATCACTCAACTGGCGGCCGAACTTGGCCGACGTCTGCAATTGCTTAACGCTCACGTCACGACGGCCGAGTCCTGTACCGGTGGCGGGATTGCCGAAGCCATCACTCGCATTCCAGGAAGTTCGGCGTGGTTCGAGGCGGGTTACGTGACCTATTCCAACCGCCAGAAAACCCAGCAACTGAATGTACCGACGGAGCTGTTCGGCACCGTGGGTGCAGTCAGTCGCGAAGTGGTCGAGGCCATGGTGCGCGGCGCCCAGGAAAAAAGCCTGGCGCGGTTTGCCGTGGCGGTCAGCGGCGTGGCCGGTCCGGACGGTGGTTCGCCGAACAAACCGGTGGGCACCGTATGGCTGGCCTGGGGCGTGGGCGACCAGATTTCCAGTGAGGTTCAGCACTTCGCCGGCAACCGCGACGAAGTCCGCCGACAAACGGTGAAGGCCGCGCTAGAGGGCTTGCTGCGACTAGCGGCACGAGAAATCGAAAATCAGGGGTAGGCGATCCGTGAACGCTGTGGAATAATACTGGCTACTTATACAGGTGTTGGCCGTCAGGCCTTATTGATTACGTGAGGACTTTAATGGACGACAACAAGAAGAAAGCCTTGGCTGCGGCCCTGGGTCAGATCGAACGTCAATTCGGCAAGGGTGCCGTAATGCGTATGGGCGATC